CGGGGATCAGCTTCAGTGACGCGTGCGGCATGTCTTACCCTCTGGTCGGCGAGGCGACCGGCGCTGGGGACTGCGACGTCCAGCCCGGTCCTTCGAACTTCTTGCGGGCTTCCTCGACCGCAGCGCCGCTGAGGAGAGCCTTGTACTGCCCCTCGTAGCTCTGTGCCATCTGAGGGTCATCCGACTGGCGGCCAAAGTTCCGCTGGTACGCGGAGATGTAGATCATCGATGCCATGATGAAGAGATCGGGCAGGTACTGGCTGATGAACGTCGGGCTGTTTGCCAGAGACAGAGTGTTGGGTCGGTACGTCGCCACCACTTCCACGCTGTACGCGGCGTCAGGGACAGGCCCGACGAAGAACAGGTTCTCGTTGAACGGCGCAAAGTACTTCGGCTGCCCACGGTTGGCAGATGCGTTCGATCCATACACCGCGTCCAGAAATTCCTTCGTGACCGGCAGGAGCGGCACGCGGGACGCCGTCGGGTCGTCCGGGTTGTCGACACCAACCGGCAGGATCAGGTTCAGCTGTTCAGTCACGACGATGGAGCCGCTGTTGTCCGGAAGCGTCATCGGGAAGGTGAGGTTTCTGTTCCCGGCAACCAGCCCGATGGTGGGGCCATAGATCGACGTGGAGGTGAACATCAGATCGAGATCGCGATAGATGCGAAGCTCGGCGTAATCGATCATGGACGGCGCGATCTCCAAGAAGTTCACGTCGTTGACGGCCACCACCGCCATCTGGGCGATCTGGTTCAGGTAGGTTGTGTAGGTCAGTCCGGCCACGGCATCACCTCGTTTTGCGGCATACTATCCCAGTTGGGGCCAGCTGGCGAGTGCCTGATGCCGCTCAGCGCACGACCGCAGGGCCGACCTGTCTCGTCCCCACGCCTTCTCCACCTCGACCTGCGTCATGGCCCCGTCCGGCAAGCTGACGGGCGCTGCGCAGGGCGCTGTGAGGCTGGGTGGCGGCGGTATCGGGATGGGTTCAACGCTTCTTGAGGCGCAGGACGCTGTCAACGCCAAGGCAGACAAGATTGGCACCGACATCCGCATTTGCCTCATCCTCCAGCTGGATCATTGCTTGGGCACGCTGGAATTCCGCGCTGAGCCGTTTCTCTTCTGCCTCACTGGCGATCTCTGCAGCACGAAAAGCATCTTTCTGAGCTTTCGCCAGCGACACTGCAGCCCGACCTGTTTCAATTCTGACCCCCAGACCGTACCCAATGGTGCCTGACAGTATCACCCCGATCAGGGTTGCGATCAGAAACCAGTGCCGCATCATGCTTCGTTTTTGGACGACGCCGTGGCGCTCTTCATCTGCGGAAGGTCGCCGGGCTTTCCCTTGTACGTGGTGGGCCAGCGGTATCCGCGTGCGCGACCCCTGTCGATTGGCGTGACGCTGACGGTGTCGCCCTGATTGCCCCCAAGGACGTAGAACCGCTTCTCGTCCTGTCCCACCAAAAAGCCGACATGGCCGCCACCGGGGCGCTCAAACGCTACCACAGCACCGTACGCGGGGTTGCAGGCCTTGCCGAACAGCAGCCAGTTCAGCGCCCAGTATGGGTTCTCACCCAGCTTGCCGGGGCGAGGCTCGTCAGGAAGCGCAAGCTCGATGGCGGTGTCCACGAAGTCTCCGCACCATGGCAGCTTGGACGGGTCGCCCAGCGTCTTGCCGTCGCTCTTCAGCCACTTGGCCAAGACAGCGCGATCTCTGGTTTCGTGAAGGCCCAAGACCTTCTTGGCTTCTACCATCCACGGCAAGTCACTCATCGTTGTCTTTCCCCGGAATGAAGGTGTCGATCACCTTATCTGCGATTTTGTCGCTCTTCTTCTCAAGCATTCCAGCGAAGCGAAGGGCGAAGCGAGTGAGCCGTCTGGAGAAGAACCCAGCCGCGAACATCGCAACCTGCACCGGGAAGCCCGGAAACATTCGGTGCGAGACTATACCAGCAAGGTGCGAGGCGAGGAACGCGCCCAGTATCACCAGCCAAAGCTCCCGCTGGTCCTGTTCAGGCTCCGACCGCATGGCAAACGTGGCACCGGCGATGGCAAGGAAGATGCCACCTACCCATTCATATGGAGAAAACGATATCCCTAGCCCGGCTAGGGCCAAGGTTGTCCAGTCCTTGGCGTGGTCGGCCAGTACGTCCTTCAACCTCTTCTTCTCCACATCAAGGCTCCGATTTGTTCCGGAACGGTTAGATAACTAGGCTGAAACGCCCCGGATTATGTTGAAATTTATAGTCGGCGCATCGACAGCCACGCCAGCAACAGCGTTGAAAGAAATTGCGAATGAAGTACCTGCAATGATTGTGGATGCCGCCGCGACATATGTATTTGTGTTGCCCCGGACTGTGAGGATTATGGTGTCAGTGATGGCGACTGCGGTGTTCGGCACAGTGAAGGTTGTCCATCCCGCCACCCCTGCCGCCGAAAACAGGGTGATGGCACCGGACGTCTTATTGCCGGTCGTCGGGGCCGGTGTCGTCCGGCTGGTCGGCTGAGTGACTGCCACACCGGCACCAGTGGAGTACCCGATGCCGCCAGCGCCGTTGGACAGGACGCTGGTCGAGGCGGTTACGGTGGTGAAGGCACCGGTGGACGGCGTGGTGGCACCCACCGTTCCGTTCAGCGCGCCATTGGTGATCGTGGGGCCAGTTCCCAAGACAACAGAACCCGTGCCGGTGATCGATCCAAAGTCCGTGAAGCCCCATTCCCAAGAAGCGGCGGTGGTGCCGCTCGTCAAGATACAGGTCACCATCAAGGTCATGTTGGCGGGAATTGTGGCGACGAGGTTCGCGCCAGACGAGTTCACCGTCAGGTTGCCGGTGGAGTTGTTGACGATGTGGAAGGTCCAGCCTGTCGTCAGGGTGGAGGTCACCGGCAGCGTGATGGTCTGCGTCGTCACGCCGGTGAACAGCTGGTACTGGCTGCTGGTGTTGGTCAGGACGGTCGTGCCAGCCGCCGTGGCGGTGGAGGTGTACCCGTACATAACAGCCGCCGCAGCCGGTGCCGTGGTGACCCCAGTGCCGCCACCAGCGAGGCCAAGGGTGCCCCACGCCGGTGCAGCGCCAGCGCCACCAGAGATGAAGGTCTGTCCAGACGTGCCGTAGTTTGCACCGCCAATGCCCCACTGGCCAGCGGAGCCGACACGAAAGCGCTCAAGCGCAGCGGTAATAAAATTTATGTCTGCCGTACCGCTTCCTGAATTGTTACTGTATGCCCTAATAGAGCCAACTCCCGCAGCGTAGTGCAGCATAATGCCCTGCGCTGTAACAAACGAAGATGGCGTACCTATAGCCTGCACTGACTGAGCAATAGCCCCGCCGCCTGAAACTTGAAGCCTATCTTGTGGGGTAGTGGTTCCAATTCCAAGGTTTCCGCTAGTATCCATTGTCATCGCCTGAGTGAAGGTAATGACGTTTCCAGCTGTGCCCGACGGGGCGTTGAACCACTGGTGAGAGCCGTTGTATTGTTGGTACGCCCCCGCCTCTCTTGTTATCTTGTAACGGTAGTTTGTACCGTCCGAATAACTGTTGGTTTCAAGTCTTGAAAGGGCGTTCACGACTGCAGATTTGTACGAGGAAATTGAGGCTGTTGTGCCAACTTCCAGTGCGGCGAATGAATTTCCCCAAGCGCTAGGAATAACCGAAACTCCCACATCACCGCTTGGGTCGATCCGCATGCGCTCCACGCCTGAGGTAGAAATAGCGATGGTATCAGCTGCAGGAGACCAGATGCCGGTGTTCGTGTCGCCGGTGAAGGTGACGGATGGCGTGCCAACAGCACCCAAACCGAACGTGCCCGTGGTGAACGTCCCAGTAGTGAACGTTCCCGCTGCAGGGGTGATGCCGCCGATGGTCGTACCGTTGATGCTGCCGCCAGTGATGACGACAGCGTCCGCATCCTGAATGGCGATGGTGCCAAGGCCAAGGTTCGTGCGGGCATCGGAGGCCGTGGTCGCACCAGTTCCGCCAATCGAAATGGGGAACGGAAAGGAAAGTGGGGTTCCAATAGCAGACGCCGCAATGATCTGACCCAAGCTGATCTTGACCGACGATCCGGCCTGAACGCCCTCAAGAAGTTCCTCCCCTGACAGGGCGGTGACGGCGGGCAGGTTCGGGATTTGGATGTTGCTCATCAGATCGGCCCTGTCTCTGGAACGGTTGTGTTACCATACGGCAAACCGGGGTTGCTGTCACCGGGCGCATTTGGATCGGTGCCGGGGCGCTGGTTCAAGCTGCCGTTGGCAAAGCCAGTCTGCTGGGTGACGCGGTTGCTGTCGTTCTCGGTGATCCGGAAGTCGCCGCCCGGCACGGGGATACCAGTCTTGAAGTTGACCGCGTTCAGCCCAGACGTGACCCGGAAGTCGGTCGAGGCGTTAACGAAGTTTTCGGGCCGTGGGTTCATGATCGGCGGCGGATCACCCGGCAGGACAATCGCACGAAGCTGAGACTGGGGGCGGTCCATGCAGGGCCTGCAGACAAGCAGGTTCTTCCGGATCAGGTTAGCGCCAGCCCAGTCGTACTGGAACGCCAGATCGACATGGTTGAACCGCCCGCCACAGCGGTCACAGATCGCATGGGCCTGCGGGTTGCTGGCTGATGTACGTGCGCGACCGGCTTTCGATGCGTAGCCCATGGTCAGTTCCTGAAGTACCCGCCGATCATCGGGGAGATGAAGGTGTTGACGTTCTCGACGTTCTGGAACGCCGCGATGTCATAGCTCTCGTCCGCTTGCCCTTTCAGCGCCACAGCAATCTGTGGGTTCCAGATGCGCGCCAGCCGGTAGGTCAGGCCATCAGCGAACGCTTCAAGCCACAGGTACGGGATTTCAGCGTTCTGTCCGTTGGCCAGATTGGCGTCCTGAATGCGCCGCACGCGATAGTACCGAAGGGTCTGGACGCCGGTCTCAGCTGGCACCGGCCAGAGCGTGACGGTCGGCGCGGTCAGCCGGTCGAACCAGAACACGGTCGGGAAGCCTTGAATGCTTTTTGTAGAGTACGATGCATATTCCGTGCGGCTGACCGGCATGATGGGCCTGTCGACGCCATCCGTGCGGATATAAGCGTCGAGGATCATCACGGTGGTTGGATCGACGTTGTACACGGCCTGACCCTGCACCAGCGGTGTGATGATCAGATCGACCGCCCAGAGGTTCACGCCTTGGTTTGCCCAGCGGGACAGCATCATGTTCGTGGCCATCCGGGCGCTCTCCATGTGCTCCTGCACAAGGGACGTCGGGCGAAGGCCAATGTTCATGTAGGCGTAGATCGTGATCTCGCCCAGACTTGGGTTGAAGTCGTAGGTGCCACTGGTTGTCATGGATCAGCAATCCCACTTTCGGAGAGACAGAGCCTTGCGGGTAGGCTTGCCCTTTTCGTCCTTCATCGGCCCCGGCATCCCAGACATTCTAGCACAGAACGACTTCTTGCGGCCAGCGTCCTTCTCCGTCTTGGGATTGGGGGCCGGGGGCTTCAGGTTCATGCCCTGAGCCTTGGCGGATGCCCTGCCTTTGGCGTTCAGGCCGCCTGTGGGGTCTTTTCCTTCAGATCGGGTCCACGCGGGTGTCTTGGCCATTCTCTTCCCTCCGGTAGTAGAAACGCCCCCGAAGGGGCGCTTCTTTTAGGCTTGTGCTTCTTTCCAGTTCAGTCGGGCGAGGATCGTGGAGGATGTCGCCGAGAGCGGGATGGCCACGACGTAGAGAGTGTCTGGGCCGTCCGGGTAGAAGCCCGCAGCGGTCGTTGGAACAATGTTGTTCGCGCCGCCGCCAAGGATCGAGTTGCCCAGATCGCGCACCGGAGCAAGGTCGAACGTGGTGACGCCGGTAGGGTTGGTGTACCCGGCGTACACGCTCTCGCCGCCGGTTACGGTGACCGCGTTGGTGTTCAGGGCGACCTGAGCGAGGGACGAGGTGATACCGCCAACCTGCTGGACAGGTGCCACGAAGGCACCAGAGAAAGCCCCGCTGGAGAAGCCGTTCAGCACAAGGTTGATCAGGTAGCCAGTACCCGTGGTGTAGAAGCCGATGCTGTTCAGGGCCAGCTGCATCCGGTTGATGATTTCCCTACCACCAAGGACACCAATGCTGTTGTTGTCCACCGAAGGCGCGATCCTGATAGCCAGAATGACGCGCGGCGTTACTGCTGTTGTGGTGATGGGGGTAGTCATACCGTAGTTGAACACCAGCGACTTGTCGTCGTCGTAGCGGCCATCCATGATGACCGACGAACCCCAGTGCGACAGAGACGCCAGCGTATCAGGCGACGAGAACTCGACCAAGGTCGGTGCCGTCGCAGAGTAGGTGAACGTCTGGGCAGCCACGTTTCCGCCAACCTGAGCACGCGCAGCAACAGTGAAGGTGGTCGCCGTCTTGCTGGAGTAGGAAATCTGCTCGATGGTCCCGGTAGCTCCGGGGTTCGAAATCCGCAGGACACCCACCGGCGCAAAGCCTTCCGTGCTGGCGACGCTGATCACGGTCCCGACACCGCCGGTCCCAAGCGTAGCAGTCAGGTTCGTGTACCCAGAAATGCCGTTGCTCTCATAGTGCGCAGGAAGGTTTCCGCTGCGCATGTACGCTTCGTACTGGACGTTGTTGTTCGTGAACTGGTGAACGTAGGCGATGTTTCCGTTCGTCGTACGAAGTCCAAACCGAGAGAAGCCTGCACCGTACCACGAATAGTCGATGTAGAACATCTGCATGCGGGTCAGGTCGAGCGTGTATCCAGATACCCCAGTTCCATCGAGCGGGTCTTCCCAGCGGGTTCTCGGTACGCGAACATCGGTGGTTTTCGACATGACCGTACCGACCACGGTCGTGCCCCGGTATTCAGGGGAAATCAGCATGGACGTGTCAGACACAATCGACAAGACGCGGTACGATTGCCCACGGATGACCGTGAAGTCTCCCGGCTTCAGCTGACGGCTGAACTTCGTGTCGACGCCCGTGATGGTGTTGGTGCCAATCGTGGCCGAAACTGTGCCATCAAGCTGCAGGACGCTGTTCCGCCACACAGCGTACATCATTTGACCGTCATATTCGAAGAACAGCCCGTTTTGCTGGTCGAAGAAGCCGATCCGGTTCGAAGACCCGTACCAGTTAAGCGGAGAGACCCGGATCGGGAAGCCCTGCGCGGTAGTTGCGGCTGGGACGCTGAACATGGTGTATGTCAGCGTGTTAGGCGTTGGCGTTGTGGCAACAGTGAAAGTGCCGTTGTAAGGCTCCTGATCTACTCCAGAGACGCGGATCACCGCGCCCGGTGCCACGTTATGTGCGTACCGAGTGGTCACCGTTGCGGTGAATGCGACAGACGTGATCCCAGAGACAAAGAGCGGCGGGCACATGCTGGAACCGGTGGAGAACTGGATCGCCTTGCCAGACTGGTAGCGGAAGTACCGGCGCGTCTGCCGGATCATCTGCGAGTTCGGCTGCGAGGAACCGGCGGAGAAGGCCACGCCGCCGTCGAAGGGGCGGCTCTCAACGGAACCAGAGGTACGAGCGAAGAGGCTAACCTGACCGGCCACGTTGCTCAGCGTCCCGAACGGCGTGTTCAGTGTTACGAAAGTGGCCGTGTTAGCCGTTGGAGTGGTGGCAACCACCCAAGCACCGCTCGGAGTATCGACGACGTTTGTAGACGTTGAAGACAATGCCACAGGTGCGCCGATGGTCCCCACGGTCTGCGAGGCGCTCACCGTATAGTTGTACCCAGTGATGGTCGTGGACGCAGTCGTCTGCGAGGCGCTGACGGTGTAGCTGGTGCCGGTCATCGCGATAGAGCCGACGGTCTGCGAGGTGTTCACGACAAAGTTAGGGCTAGTGCCCGACACGATGTACGTACCCGCCGTGACGCCCGCGCCCGTGATTTCCATGCCGATGGTCGGGATAACGCCAGCCGTGTAGGTCAGGGCAGTGCCCGCAATACTGCCAGTGAAGGCGGCAGAGTTAACAGCAGTCACATAGGTGCCAGCGGTCACGCCCGTCCCAGACAGCTGCAGGCCCACAACGGGCGCTATTCCGGAGGTTACGGTCAAGACTGTGCCAGCAATCTGCCCGACGCGTGTGGAGGTGTTGGTAGCCGTGATAACGGTTCCCGCTGTAACCCCCACCCCAGTCACGGAGTAAGTTGAACCCGCGCGCAGGTTAAGCCCACCAACAGGTACAGCGTTCAGGCTCATCGTGGTGCCGCTGATCCAGCCCAGCGTAGCGGCCATTTGGGTGGACGTAACCCCAAACACATAGATCAAAGACCCGGCGGACAGACCGTGGGCGCTCGTCGTCGTGACGGTCGTGGTTGTTCCGACGTAGGTGTACGCGGCGGTGCTGGTCAGCTGGATGCCACACTGGGAGTACAGGTAACCGGGGTACACATAAGTACGCTCGGTGTTGAACTGGTTGCCGACAGCCACGTTGCCTGCAGCGGTGTAGGTCACGCTGGAGTTGGTGGCGACAGCCGCAACATAGTACCAACCGTTGGCGTTCGGATCGAGGGCGTTCTGCACGAAGATCGTGCCGCCCACAACGAAGCCGGTGGTCGGGTTCATCGAGACAACGACCGTGCGCGTGCCGTTCCCGGTCACTGCAGTCACGACGGACGGTGCCTGCGGGATGTAGTACGTGCTCTGGCGGTTGTTCGACAGGCCGATGCTTTCCCACTTCGTCGGCTGCTGGCCGTATTCGAAGTCGGTGTCGATCAGGGACTGCGGTTGAGAAATCCGCATCTTGCCGACGGGGTCTTGGGCGATGGGCGCTGGAGCAATCAGGGCAGCGCCACCGGCTCCCGAGCCACCCACCCCGCCAAGAGGCAGAGATTGGTTGGTATTGAGGTCAACAAGCCAAGTCATGTGGCGCTCCTATGTTTTGCAAGCGTGGTCTTTGGGGACCACGCTATACGATTTGACGCCAAAAGTCAGTGGCACTTAGCAGCAGCTGCCGACATCAAAGGCATGCCATGCACGCCCTGACCGCCGGATACCGTCCGGCTGCCGTTGGGCTTGTGCGGGCTGCAGTTCTCAGTCGGGGCGCATTCACCCACGGAGACCTTGGTGTTGACCGACATGCTGGGCTTTTTCGGACCCACCCGGATATCCTTTGCCATGGCGATCACACGCTATCGTGCGCTTGGATGTACCGAACGGTCAGCGATCCGACGCCTGCGCCAGTGCTGGCCGACAGAACAAAGACGCGACGATCCACGGTGCCGGTGTCATCCCACAGCGCGGTACGCGTGGCGTCAGTACCGGGCGTCAGGGCGTTGATGCCGATAGCGGTGGCGGCGGTGGCACCCACAATCTCAGTGGCCGTGGCGGTCGTGCCCAAGCTGATGTTTGCGGTCCACGCGGTGGTCGCAAGAAGCTGGATGTTCAGGATGTGGCTGTTCGCCGGGAGCACGATGGACGTACCCAGCGCGGTGGTCGTACCAGCCTGTGTGACAGCTACGTGCTGCACCATAACGACGGAACCGACGTTCTTGACGTTCTGGCCGACGGTCGTTCCGGAGGTGTCGAGGATGTTTCCAGCCCGGATCGGGCCGGTGAAAGTAGTCTTGCCCATGGTAGGCTCCTTTGCACAATAAAACGTTCTGTCTGTGCAACGTCCGCTGGGCGCGGTCAGAACGTCCGGTTTACCCAGACAAGGAGGGTGGAGGGGGGCCGAAGCCCCCCGCCAAGATCAGATCAGGTCGGGAACGATCCGAAGATCGAGCGCCAGTTGTAGTACCCGAAGGAGTACCGCTCGTAGCCCTTGACCAGCAGGTTATCCGTGACGAAGTCCACCTGCATGTCTGTTTCAAACTTGACGCGCTCCATGTAGGAGAGGCCGTCGATGTTCGTCAGCAGGAACCAAGCACCGGCAGAGGTCAGGAAGTCGTTGACCATATAGCCTTCCGGCAGGCCGCCAGCGGTCGACATGATCGCGTTGACGTCGTTGTCGGCAGTGCCGGGGCGCAGTTCGGTCTTCGTCAGGCGGATCGCGACCGGCTCCAGTTGGGGCGGGACGACCAGCTTGCGACCACGTGCGAACACCTTCAGACCGGCCTGATCGCGGAAGTTGGTACGGATCGAGATCATGCCGTTCAGCAGGGTGCTCTCGTTCAGTTCAACGTCCGTGGTCGGGCGGTTCGCAACGGTGCCACCATCGATGGGGTGAGCGGTGGAGCAGAGCGCCACGCCGTCACCACCGATTGCGCCGTTGTAGGTCGTCGCGGTGTTCAGGATGTTCGCACCGTAGATTTCCTTGGTCTGCTGAAAGCTTTCGATCAGGCCAAGGTTCGACGGAGCAAACTGGGTCTTGTAGAGGTTGTCGTCGATGGCTTTGCGGGTGATCGCATAGCCAAGGCCGATCTCGGTGTGCTCTTGGTTGTAGATGAAACGCTCACCGGCACCGTTGTCGAACGCGGTCTGTGCGCCTTCCGTCTTCAGCTGAGCATAGCCAAGGAAGCGCATTTCGGCAGTACGCTCGAGAGCCATCTTCGAATTGTGCTTCGTGAAGATTTTGTCGTACTGAGACGGGATCATCTCATACTTGCCTTCAACTCCACGGAGGCCCGGAAGGAGAAGGTCTTTGATGGCAGAAAGATTGACAGCCATTTTTCAGTTCTCCTTACACGCCAGCAAAGTTGCGTGGCATAGCGTTGTTGAAGCCGACGACCAGTTCGTTGTACGCCGCCGCTGCATCAAAGCCGTTGGCCCCAGAGAAGGGCGACGCTTGGCCGGGCAGGTAGTTCGCCAGAGCCACGATGCGGAAGGGCAGGAACGCGTTGGCTGCAGTACCAGCTTGCGAACTGGTGGCCTGATCAGCAAACATGGTCGACAGGCCGGTTGAGGTCCGACCGTTGGTCTCGCCGGTGGAAAGGTTATCCTGCCAGTTGAACGCGATGTTCTGACCGACTTGGTTCTGACCCATCACGCTTGCCGTGGTCGCCGAGTTGGCAGACTGGACAAGGAAGCGGGCGTTCGGGTCAGTGATGACGTAGGCTTCAACGTCGGTGCTGGCATCCGATCCGGGCCAGTAGTTCGACCAGTTGGTGCGCTTCTGCGAGACCGACAGGTACTTGCAGCCAGCAAACACACCAGAGACAGGCACGTACACGGTGACGACCGGGATCGAAACCGAAGACGTGGCGGCGGCAACAGAGCCGGAGTTCGCAATCACGGCGGTCGTGGCGGTGGCCGAAGTGACGGTGAACGCGCCGTTCGGGACGCCCGTGGCGTTCGTAACGACAATGACCGAACCAACCGGGGGTGCCCAAGTGGCCGATGCGAAGGTCGGGAGGTTGGCGGTGGCGGACGAGATCGCGGTGAACGTGATGGTCATCACACCGACAGCGGTCGTTGCGATACCGGTCGCGGAGACCGTCAGTGTGACAGGGCCGGTCGCCTGAGCGATGTAGCCGGTGCCAAGGCCAGTGGCGTTGGTTGCCTGCATGACGGGGTCATTCAGGAAGATGGGGGTCGTGTTGGTGGATACGATGGCGGCAAGCGTCTGCTCATACGTGGGAGCGGAGCCAGCACCAGAGTATTGGGCGAAACCGAAGGGCGCAAACGTATTTGGCATTCGGATGTCTCCTTTTCAGGAGGTCCATCATCGCGCGCCGGGGCGAATGTAGAACCGGGGAGGATGACCTCCCACACCGGGGGGAGAGTGCATGCATACTACACGGTTTTGGTTGTTAGTAAAGAGTACGAAAAGAAGGGCCGAGTTTGCACCCGGCCCTTCCAGTTTTTACCAAACGGAGTACCACCACGGTTGCGGTGGAGAGGGTCCCCACCCTCTGGAGGTATGTCTGCCTCTCCGTGAGCATCCCGACCGTACGCGTCGTTCTCCCCAAGAATATCAGACACGCCGCCAGAAGGCGGTTGACCGTCTTTCCGGCCTGTCAACAATCGCGTATGTATTTTCTACATCGAGAACATCGAGCATGCAATGGCTGTTTTTCCGTTGAACAGCGCGCCCTTCTTTTTGGTGTGGAGCTTCACCAGAGCGCACCGGTTCTTCAGCATCTTGTTCGCACCAATCTCGCTGGGTGGGGCAGCTTGCAGATGGGCGCACACCGTGCACTTCATGCCTTTCGACGGGTCAGCCCAAGTAACCTGACCCTTTGTCGTCAGGGCCATTCTTTCCTGAAGTTCCATCTGATCCATCCCCAGTCAGAAAGATTGAAACGTGCGGTTCCAGCTTGTCCCACGCCTCTTGGATAGCTGGGGTGCCCTCACGCCGGATCGCCCGGCGCAAGCGCTCTATGTAATTGTAGATGCGAACAATTCGGATCATTCGTCAGGGATCGAGATGGCTTCGTAGCCCTTTTTCACCTTGACCAGATCGTTGCCCTTGTTGCTGCGTTCGAACTGGCCCTGAGGCGTTGCCGTCAGCTGCTCTTCCTTGGCGCGAACCTGCAGGCGTGCCCGGCGAAGCTCTGCGGACCGCACCTCTTCGGTGATCTCCAGAGGACGCTCCATCAGCACCATGCCCTTGCGGGTGATCTCGGTGCCTTTGTAGCCGATGGGCATCATCTCGGGGTGACGGGACACCGGGACGTATTCCCAGCCCTTGCGGGCAAGAGCGACTTGGTGGGCCGGGTCTTCAGCGCCCAGAACGGTCTTCATTTTCCACTCGTACGACCAGCCTGTGGGGATGACGCCGGGTTCTACGAAGTACTCGTCGTTGCCTTCATCGACATCGGCATGGCCGCGAAGCTCTGCGGCACGCCGCGCAGCGCGCTCCACCGGGTCTTCCTCTGTCTTGATGGTGATGGGATCGGTTGGGCGCATTGAGGGGCGAACCGCCTTTGTTACGGGGGTGAAATCAGCTTCGGACATCAGTTCAGCTTCCCTTCTTTTTGCAGCGCCATTTTGTTCTTGGCGTAATCCTCAGGCTTCATGCCCATCATGTCCGCCATCTCGCGCTCAGCTGCTGACAGCCTGACCACGTTCGTGCGCGTAGACCCGCCCCGAGAGACCGGTGCAGCCGCAGGCGCTGCGTCGCGACGCTGGGTGACCTTGGCGGCGTATTCGTCCGACGTTTCGGTCTGTGGCGCTGAGGGCTTGATCTTCAGCGTCTCTTCGATGGCAGTGAAATAGTCCTCACTGTCGACCCGGATGCCGTCCGCCATGGCAAGCTCATGGGCGGCGATCATCTTGCGGTTCAGCTTGGCGTCCTTGACGTACTCAGGGTGCTTGCGGACCCAGTCTGCGGATTTGGACGAAAGCTGTGCGGCAAAGGCTTCCACCGGGTCGGAAGATGTTTGGACAGGCTCAGGCTGCTTCGGGCGGGCCTTCATGGCTTCAAGGCCGTTGCTCAGCTGCAGGAGCTTGGCGGCATTGCCAGACATCTCTTGCTGGATGTCAGCTGCAGCCGAGAAGTTCCCCTGCGACATGGCATACTGGTAGTTCTGCTTCAGGTCGATGGCGTTGCTGACCAGCTGGACGTTGGTCTCGTCCTCGTTGTTGCGGGCCTGATGGGCATCACGACGCGCATCGTACGCAGCGCGTTCAGCGTTCTGGCGGGCAGTGCGCTCCGCTTCCAGCTGGCGGCGAAGGTCGGCAATACCATCCTCAGGGGGGATCGCTACCTGCTCTGGCTCTTCCTCAGCTTCAACGTTGATGATGACGTCTTCTTCTTCGTTATCCATGTCAGTTCCTTACCAAACTGCGTCCGGGTGGGGCACCCGACCCTTGATGTTGACGTCGTCGAAGATGCGGCAGAGCACGCCGTTCACGGTGATTGACCAACCGTCGGACGGGCGGAAGA